TGAGGTCGCTCTATATCCGAACACTTCCGAACCAGCTGCTCGATGTGGTCTCGTCGCATGTGAACACCGAGGTGGCTGGTGCTTATGGCATCGGCGCTGATACTGTTCGAGTCTTCCAGATTAACCCGTATGGCGAAGACGAAGTCATCAACGTGGCATCTGATGAAGCGATCCAAAGCGTATGGAGCCCGGACTACAACTTTGTCTACAACGTAACCCGTAACGAGATCCTGAGCCGGGATGTAGAAAACCCGTTCAAGATGATCCCGATCGTTGAGATCTCAGGCGAGAAGTATGGCTCATACTGGAAGGTCGCAAGTGAGTCGTTTGCAGACTTCACCGTGCAGTTCAACACGAGCCTATCGGATGCAGGCCAAGCAAAGCGTTTCCAAGGTATGCCGATTGGATGGGTCAAGGGCGATGCTGACCAGCTAAAAGGTGAGTTCTCGTTCGGTCCCAATAAGCTCATCAAGCTTCCAAAGGCAATGGACGGGACTCAAGCAGAGATCGGCTTCACAAACCCAAATGTGAACTTAGACGCTCTCGTGGGATTCGATTCTGCTCTGCTTTCCTTGTTCCTTACCTGCGCCAACATTGACCCAACGATGATCAACGCTAAGGGGAATGCGGTTAAGTATACCTCTGGATATGACCGCTTTTTAGCAATGCTCGAAGCTTTCCGGCCAAGCGAAGAAGACGAGTCGTTATTCAAGAACGCGGAGAGCCGATTGGTTAAAGTCGTCGCTCGTGAGCTTTCGGTCTATGGCGGTGTAGAGGGCTTTGATCTTCAGAACGTAGGGCAGATCCCTGATGACGTTGATGTCGAGATCGACTTCGTACGTCCCGAGCAGATCATGAGCAAACAAGAGGAGCTTGAAACAATCGAGCGCGAGCTTTCTTTGGGGCTTATTACAAGAGTTGAAGCAGTGTCAAAATATCGACGGGTCAGCATGGAAGCTGCTCAGGAGTTTATTGATGGCCAGAATCAAGGGGCTTAAACTCGATTCGTCTAACTACTCGGTCAAGCAAGAGATCGACCTTGAGGATCTTACGGGATTAGATTTAAGCGACGAGGACGCGCTTAAGAACGAGATAGGCCAAGCAATCATTGACCGGATCATTGCTCGAACAGAAGCTGGGGAAAGCGCTTATGGCGGTTCCTTGGGCAAGTATTCCAAAAGCTATGAGGACTCTCTTGATTTCAAGGCATTTGGTAAATCTAACCCAGTGGATCTAAAGCTTACGGGCGACATGCTTGGGGCAATTGACATACTAGAGGACCGGGGCTCTAAGCTTACGATCGGGCTCGTAGGAGATCTCCAGAACGCTAAGGCATATGGGCACCAAACAGGCATGAAGGGGAACCCAGAGCTTGAGGGGAAGGTTAGACCGCGCCCATGGTTTGGCGTTGGATATGACGACATTCGAAGCGAGATCCTGCCACAGTTTCAAGACGAACTAAGGCGGGTCAGACGAGGACAAGAGCAAAGCCAGCGAGCAGCAGACCTAGCAGCAGCAGAGCAGGCCCTTCGAGACTTTATCTTGCAGCAAAATCTGGTGGACGATAATGGCGAAGGTTAAAGGCACTCTCGAAGCACAAGCTAGAGCTACCGCAATCTTGAATGCAGCAATCAAGGACCCTGCATTGCTCAATGAGATCGGCGAGGCAGTTGTTCGAGATATAAAGGGCCAGACTAGAACCGGCAAATCTCTACCAACCGAGGATAGATTCAAACCTCTCACGGACGGATGGATTGAAAGACGCAGAGAGATCAAAGCGGCGGGTGGAACATCCAATGTGTTTTCTCCCGGGCGCTCTAATCTTACGGTAACGGGCCAGCTTATTGATTCGATCAAGCACATTATAAACCGTGGCACTGTACAGATTGAAGCGTCTGGGCCTCGTAGCCCGTACCAGTACAAGACAAAGGACGGGGAAGTTAAAACCATTCCAACGGATTTGGATAACGCAACTTTGAGCAAGTATGTATCGGTAGATCGACCATTCATCGGTCTCCGAGCAGAGATGCGCGAAAGAGTCGTAAGGATTGCACAGGCGTTTTTGCGTCGTGCTCTTAGGGCTCGAAGGTAGTGCATTTGACAATAAACCAAAAGGGGACGAATAATGAGTACAGATCTAAAGGGCAGTGCCCAAGTCGATACAGCTAACGCCGGTGGCGAAGCTAATGAACAGTCAAATGATAGCAAGGATGTCGTCTCGTACGACACCTACAAGCGGACTCTAGCGGAAGCTAAAGCCGCCAAAGAAAAGGCTAGGACCTTGGCCGCTGAGCGAGCCGGGTTGGAAGAAAGACTGCAAAAGCTACTGGTGTTAGAGCAGCGAGAGAACGAGCAGAAGGGAAACTATGAGGCAAACCTCAAAGCGATCCAAGCTGAACGTGATGCTGCAAAAGCTCTAGCGCAGAAGTCGCAGGCCTCAATCCAAAACTACGTAAAAGCCGATGCTATCAAAAAGGTTGCTCTAGCGCACAACGTGCGACAAGACGCGCTCTCTGACGTTCTAAAGATCGGCGACTGGTCTGGCGTAGACGTGATTGATGCTGACACTGGCCTACAAGCAGACGAAGCAGCGATCACCGAAGCGATCACAAAAATGGCTAAAGAAAAGCCTTACTTGTTCGCAAAGCCTGCCGGTTCAACCAAAGAAGTGATTATGGGCGGGAGCGCTCCGGCGACGAAGAGCCTCTCAAATATGAAACCGGAAGATTTAGATAATCAATTCCGGCAACAATTCCGCAAGTGATCTGGCCGTTTTCCCCTTGGGTTGCGGCTGGGACGAGCGGTTAGTAACTCAAGGGGGATAACATGGCAGATGTAATTACTGGGAATACCCAGATTGGCCCAACCAAGCAGGACTTGGTAGCGGCTATTGTTCAACGTGAATTGGCTTTCCAAGCAAAACTCGTTCCGACGATTTCTGATTGGTCTGCTCTCGCTGTAAAAGGCGCAAAGAGTTTAAACATCCCACGCGCTGGTGGCTTCACAGTCATCAACCGTGCTTCTGGAGCTGCAGGCGATTCTAGCACTGTAGCCTTCGGAACAGATCCAATTAACTTGGACCTGAACTTGTATGTTTCGTGGATCATCGACAGCTACGACGAATACCAAGCTTCTCCTGATGTGCAGCTTGCCTACATTCGCCGTGCAGCTTCTGCTCACGCTCGCAAAGTAGACAGCGAGATCATCGCAGTTCTTGAAGACGTTTTCTTTAACACTGCAGGCACTGGCGCTATGACTTACGCAAAGATCGTAGCAGCTCGCCGCGCTCTCTTGGAAAAGAACGCACAGATGGATCAAACTGTACTTGTTGGGTCGCCTCAGTTTGAAGCTGACTTGATCTCATTGTCCGAGTTCAAAGATGCGTCTGTATACGGATTCCCAACGATTCCAAACTTGACACCAGTCGGTCGCATTCACGGGATTCCATTCTTAGTACATAACGGCATCACTGGAAACATTGCCTATATGTACGACAAGGACGGCGTCGGGATCGCTTTCCAACAAGGCGCAAACATGAGCGAGCAAGGAGCCAACGAATACGGCTCTAAAGCTGTTCGCGTAGCTATGGACCAAGTCCTTGGCATCGGCGGATTGCAAATCGCTCAAGCAGGCGCCGCAGCTGGCAAGTCGGCTCTCGTTTACAAAATTGTAAACACTTAGTCTTTAAGTTGAGGACGGATCATGGCTGAGGCTTACCACAACGACCCTGGAACTGTACCGCATAGCGTGACGGCATCCACTCGTGGTGGTCTGACCTTGGCCATGGTTCGCGTCAACGCTGATCTAAAAGGCCGCGCTCTTTTTCAAGACATCTCTTATGTAACGGAGGGGACGAAAAGCTATTGGGTAGCTTGGTACTATCGAACGGTAAACTTTAACGAGCAGACAGAAAATGGCTCTACCGAGTAGTTTAACCGATAGGCAGTTTCAGTCGTTTAGACAAGATCTAAGGGGACAGCCTGCTAGGAGAGTGGTCAACGTTAATGACTACTACCCAATGCTCGCTCTTTATCTCGATAAGCTACACGGGAGCGGCTCTTGGACGAATAAGGAAGTTCGATTCTACGATCTAACAGCTGGGCACTTCTATGATGTTTTAGTGTCTGGTTCTTCTGTTCGAGTGATTTCTGTCAAGCAAACAGCCGAGGGATGGATCATCAATCCAAACGACTCTTTGCCTGTAGGAGATGACTTTCTAGTTCAGGAAAATTCCGATCCTTTGCTTCAAGAGGACGGGTCTGGCATCTTAGTTTAGGGGGAATCTGTGGCAAATAAAAAGATCT